ACTAAGGTCTTTTATATTACCTTCCAACTCGTAGATTGTATGGTGGAAGTCAGTAGGAACCATTTCAGATGGATCAGATACAGTCTTTCTTAATAGCTGTGGCAGATCAAAGGCTTTCCACTTCCATGACCAGTCATTATCAATTAAGATATAACCAGTATCTACTTCGCTTCTGTGAAACGAGGTAGTCATCGGGCTGCCGGGATAGACGATGTTTCTCTGAGTATTAGAATGTGAGTGCAAATCTCCTGCAAAAACTACAGGAAACTTATCCAACCACTCTAGCGGAATTTCAGGTTTGACGTGAGGAGGAATCTCTCCTCTAACATGCGTAAAGACTGGCTTGGCTTCTAGTTCGTCCCATATATCCTTCTTTTTAACGAACTCATATGGTACGACATAAAAGCCTTTCTCGTCTTCGTGTATGTAATCTACAACTATTTGCACTAGAGGATTGAGTCTTTCTGAAACTCCTTTAAGTTCCGTGAAGAAGCTCTTTCCTTTCTTAGTAGCCTCGTGGTTTCCTGTCGAGATAATTGTAGGTACTTTTCTCTGAGATATAAATTCAAAGTATAAAGTTAATTCGTCTAGGGTTGGCATCCGATCAAAGATGTCACCTGGAATAACAATCATACTTGTTTCTTTCTCTACCTCAGATACTTGATCGAAGAACATTTTATATCGGTTGATAGCCCACTCTTTGGGTACGTTCTTTTGACCAAGTTTAATATGTATATCTGCTAATAGTAATAACATAACTCTCCGAATAAGAAGCCCAGGACACTTAAATAGCATCCTGGGCTTGTTTGTCTTACGTGATTTCTAGTTCTTCTTCAACTGTTTCGTCGATTGTTTCTTCGTCACCCTTTAGAATCTTTTCTAGTAGCTCTTTTTGCTGAGCTGGGGTAGCACGAGGAAGAAGCTCTTCGATGCTCTTAGACGAAGCGATTGCTTCCTTTTCCGCATCGGTTAGAGGGCCTTTTGAGTTTAGGCACTTAACAGTTTGAAGTGTGTACTCTACGTTGATAGGTAGAGGACCAGTCTTTTTCTTCTGGAACTTTAGAACCCAACCACTTTCGGGGTCGGTAGGATCACCAAGATCAGCTACGTTCGCCATGATCTGGTCGAATAGCTTCTTCTTGAAGTTAAAGACCATTGGGCGATTCTGGCTGTCTAGGCACATCATAGAGTAAGACCAGCTGCACTTTAGATCGGGGAAGAATTCCTTTACCCAATCCTTTTCTGCCTTATCGAATGACTCGCTTTCACGATTGAACTCAAGACACTCGAAAGGAAGGTTCTTATCGTTGGTTCCCTTGATCCAGTAAACGTAGCGTGGCAAGATGTTACCAAAGAGACGAACTGAATTGTCTCCATCTACGATCTTGTACGAATCTACTTTATCTTTCTTTGCTGAACCCTTAACTGAACCAAAGCTTAAACCTGCCATTTTATTTCTCCTTGTAGTCTTCATACAGAAAGTGTATATCATTACCTTCTATACGAAGTAGTCTGTTTTTGTTTATAGCGTCTTTCCCAACGGGACTATGGGATAAGTCTAATGTTAATTTTCCATGTATTCTATACTCAGCTAAGTTTCTATAACTTGCTAAGCCTATGTAGTCTGCTACTTCTTTCTCAGTCCATAAATGTCTGTTGTGAAATAGAGCATAGGGATTTGCTAGAAAACTGGATCCCGTAAAATCTTGTTTGATATACCGAAAAAGCGGATCGTACCTATTTTTCGGCAGCTCTCTTGCTATCATTGAGTAAACAGCTAGTATGATCCGTCTCGAACTCATCCCAGCTTCTTTACTGATCTTTTTCCAATCATAGAGGAGCATAATAGCAAAAAATCCTTTGATTGTCAAGAACTATTTTATGAATTTGATCTGATATCCTTCTTTCATATAATGTCCTAGACGATTGTTAAATTGACGATACACTGTATTCCCATCTAGTTTAATATCTACTATAACAGGTTTTTGTTTGCCCGGATATTCACGAATGATACGTCCGATTAACTGTTCTAGCAAAGGCATATTGTTCAAAGGGGTCGCGAGAATAATACAGCTTAAAGGATTGATAGACAGTCCTTCTGATACTAGACTTTGAGTTCCCCATACTTGAGTAATCTCTTCGTCGAATATCTTCTTTATAACGCTGTCTCTGTCTTTTGTTTCGCCTATAATTAAATCCGATGGCTCATTAGACGCTTCACAGCAGTCTTTTAGAAACTCTACTCTTTCAGAAACTACAATAACTTTATGTCCATCTCTAGCATATTTATCAGCTAGAGCAACAACTAGATTCCTGTATAAATAGGACTCCTTAAGTACAGTTATTTTTTCTGCCCAAGGTGTTCCTGCGCCATCTGCAAAGCTAATACCAGCATTAATAACATGAACCTCTGGTACCATCGTATTTTCTTTATCCGGCTTATATATCTTACTGCCGAAATAATCTTTAAACACGACATGCTTCTGATCCTTTCTTTCTATGGTTCCCGATAATCCAATCTTGTATCTAGAGAACATAGCGTCTATAACTTTCGAGAAAGTGGGACTAGATACGTGATGCATTTCATCAAGTATGATTGTTCCAAACTCTCTACTGATTCTGCCAACGTGCTTGACTAGACTCTGTATGTTAGCTACTACTATAGGACTATCGGTATTGAATTTGCCGCTGCCAATAACTCCAGGCTTAATGCCTAGTGTATAGATAATTTCTTTCTCCCACTGGCTTCTTAGAGCTACAGTGTGAACGACAACAAGAGTTTTCTGCTTTAGCTTAGATGCAATGGCTAGACCAGTAAAAGTCTTACCATAACCTACCTTCGCATTAATAATGCAGTTATCTTCAACATCGTCGTAAATCTCTTGCTGACTTGGTCTTAGCTCGTGCTTAAACTTAGGAAAATCTTCTATGTCGTTGTATGCGCGTTTATCTACTATTTCATAATCACTGGGAATTAGGTCAACTCTACCAACAGGAAAAGCTACCAGTAGCTTGCCTCCTGCAATATTGTAATTAATTACTTTTAGATTTTTTATTAAAATAAATTTTTCTGGTTCGTTATATGAGGGAATCTTATACGTAAGCTCTTTATCGAGAGTCTTATGCAGAGAAGGCTCTACCGTCATATATATCTTGTTACTAATTATAGCCTTCATCAGCGAGAATTACCTTGATTGGATACTAAAGTATCTTCTTGGAGCCTAGTAGGCTCGGTTGTACATAGAGGGGTCCCCGGAGTTGAATAACTCCGAGGACTTTAGATCAGCAGGAATTATCGTCTATTTAGGACTTCGTCCTTCTTAATGATATAGCTCTTAACTAATTCGCTTCTAACTATATCTTCCTTTTCAAATTCGATAAAGTCGAATTCATTCATTGATCTTATTACTTTATAGAAATCTTCGAACCCGTTTTTATATAGATCAGACTGTCTAATGTCTCCGCAGAAGATAACTCTACAGTTATCTCCAAGCCTAGTTATTAAAGAGTCTAGCTCATGATATGTCATATTCTGAGTTTCATCTACAATGATAACGGCGTTTCTAAGAGTAACACCTCTGATAAAAGAAGTAGACATAAAGTGTATAACACTTTTCTTTTTCAGAATCTCGTAGGCATCACCACGACCTAACAACTCTGTTGCTATGTCTATGTATGGAGCCTCATACACTTCTACTTTCTCTTTTTCATTTCCTGGCAAAAATCCAATGTTTCTGGTAGGAACTGCACTTCTCATATACACAATCTTATCGTATTTACCATCAAACACGTCTGAATATGCAATATAAGAAGATAGGAATGTCTTACCCGTTCCAGCAAATCCACTTAAGACTAGATTTCTGTTACTTCTCAGTAGCTGTTCTTGTCTTGGATTCAAGGGGCTAATAGTTTTTAAGTGAAACTCTAGAGAGGTTTGTTGTTGACGATTTTGTCGCCTATCTCTCTTTTTATAGGAATTACCCAATGTTATCTCATACTCGTCTATACGAGTCCTTGCCTCTTTCCGTGGTAAAATCGTATATAAACCACGGACTGCCTTTATAATATAATACTCTTGCCCATCTAGCATCTCCATAAGGAGGACGAGGAATACTCATGGGACAGTTTATATTTCGGAACCATACAATGCTACAATCGTCCCTAGGGTCGATCTTAAGTACGGCATGGTGGATTAGCGGACTGTTTACAGTTTTACGATATATAAAAGGTGTACCATTACTGTCAATAAATGTATTCTTCTTAGAGGCTATCATAGACTGAAAGTCTGGATAGGCTGTCTTAAGTCTACATAAATCTTTTCGTCCGCACTGTAGACGGCGAACTCCTAGGGAGCTGCCTGGCATATTCTTATCGTCCAAGACTTTGCCATCATTAATAAATAGTACCTTATCCTGTGTATACCAGTCTTTAGAAGGCAAGGCATACACAGGAAATTTAATAGTTTTTAGGTCTTTAAACTGCTTGTACATTGAGTACACCCATACACACACTTTCTAGTGGTGGCGCGTAACACAAGTACTTATACAGTTCCTTCGGCGCAGTAACAATTTTTACTTGCTGTTTATTGCATAGTAGCATACTGCTCCTCGAATTTTCCAAAGGAATAATCCTCGCCTACATCGAAGTCACATCCGATAGCAGAACCCGGAATAGAAAGACCGCGATCAGTCTTAATAAAGCCAGTT